CGAATTAATTAATTATATTTTTATTTATATATTGACGAATCAATAAACAAATGTTATAATAATTATAGGTTAAGAAAACAAATATTAGGGAGGTCATTAAAATGACAGATAAATTAACAACAACACAAAAATATGAAAACAATATTATCATAGAACAACTAAATAAACAATGTGGATTAACTGTCAATTCAATCGAACTAGTAAAAGGAAATATAGAAATATTTGTTAACGAATTAAATTGTGTTTTAATAGCATCAAAAAGAGAATATGGCTATACAATAAACGATGAATTAGGAAATCACGCTTGCATAGTTTCAAATGATACAATGTATCCGCAAAACATAATAACACCTTCAATGGAAGTATTTGAAGTTTGTTGTGAAAAATGTCAATGTTATTTCGAATGTGAATGTGAAGATAATGAAAACAAAAATGAGGAATCAACAATCAATAAAAAATATGATAAATTACAAGTAGAAGAATTAGAAACACAATGTAGAATGTTAGCCGAATGTTTTGGCGAGATTGAAACAGAAGATTACTTCGATGAAATAGAAGGAGTGGAAACTTTCATTTATTATTCATCAACACAATATCACATTATCTGTGTCAATTATGACTATGAAAATAATAACTTCGATGTATACATCACATCAACTCATGATGATATTAAATGTGAATTAAGAATAAACTCAAAAACATTATCGGAAACATATGAACAATTAAGAAAACGTTATAACGAATTATCAAAGATGTTTTTATTAGCTGACTATTAAGTGGATTAATTTCCGCTTTTTATATCAAACCTATTGACGAATTAATACGATAATGTTATACTAAGTATAGTTAATAAAACAAATAATAGGAGGTCATTTACATGACAAAAAGAGAGCTAATTTATAAGACAGAAGAACTAATGCATAATACAAAAGGGTGTCTTTACACATATGTAAACAAAAGGTTAGGATTTACACTTTCAAAATCTATAAGAGTTATAGACGCAATAGCTGATTTAAACTTTAAATATTTATTATCAGCAACAAATATATATGACTTAAAAATAATATATGCATATGTTTTAAATAATCAAATTAAATTAACAATAAATTATTAATAAAACCTATTGACGAATTAATAAACAAATGTTATAATAAATATATAATAAGAAATCAAATAAAAAGGGGTTATAAAAATGAAAAAATTAGACATGTTATTAGAATATGGTAAAATAGTAGTAAATAACGAGGAAGCAACTAAAATAGAAAAAGCTTTATATTCGAAAAGAATCTATTTCTCATCAGAAGAAATAAGTGAAAATAAAGTATTAATCGAATTAGATATTCTAGAGGAGGAAATTTAAATGTCAATTTATTCAGCAGTAATAGTAATATTAGTATTCATAACAATTATAGGGCTAATAATAACAAGCATCAAAGAAACATCAAATAATGTAAAAGCAACAACTCAACAAGTAATGGAAATGGCTCAAAGAGACAACTTAAAAGAAGAATTAAAAGAATTAAGAAAGATGATTAAACTTAAACAACAAGAATTAGATAATTTAGTTAACGCAACAGAACAAGCAAAACGTAGAACAGTAACAAATTTAACAATTGAGCAAGAAGATGCTTTAAATAAATATTCTTCTTACGGAATTCAAATTCCAATTGACATCATCGAAGAATTATCTTATTCTAATAATGTTACTTATCATTCAGCTATCAAGTTTATTGAAACACAACGTAAAAACTGGAAAGCACAATTAAGTGTACCAATGACAAAGGGGATGTTTTAAAATGAAAATTCACAATCCAAATTCTTATGAAAATATTAATCCTTACAATCAAAACAGAATTGAAGAATCATTTATTAAACAGGATAACACACAATATCAATCATTATCAAGTCAATATAATCAACAACATTCTTTAAACTTATCTAAATCCCATCTAGAAGAACAACAAGCTATGCGCAAAGCTTATTGTAAAGTAAATGATATTCCATATGAAGAACCGCAAGAAATACCAAGTATAGGTCAAGGTTCTCTAAAAGTAATATGTTTAGTAATGTGGTTATTCATAGTAGGGACTATAATATCAGCATTTATAGGTGAAGGAAACTTTTTAACAAACTTTATGAAAGTGTGGTTTTAATAGTGGATACACTAAAATACGCAGAAGCATTATTACTAATAAACAAACAACACCGTAACGGTGAAATAGACACAGAAACATCCATTAAACTACATAATTTTTGCAAAGAATTACACTTAATTTGGAAGGAACAGAAAACAAAATGAAAACAGTAATTCGTCACTTCAAACCAAGATACCCAGAACACGGAAATATTCGTTTTAAAGCATCTCAATCCGTGACGGAATTAATTAAGATAGCAGATGAATATTGCGAGAAATACGGTTTCGATTATGAAGAACCAATATATAAAGTTATAACAGGCTCTGAAAATCACAACACTAATACGTATTCTTATTCAAAACTAGATAAACTAAAATTCAAAAAAGACGTTCATATAAAAGAACAATTCTACTATGAAGCAAGACTTAGAAAGGTTGTCTAACATGATTACTATACAATATAACAAATACGGTTCAGAACTAGAAATAAACACACAAACATTCACAGGCGATAACTGTTTCGATGATTTTCTATATTGGTTCTTCAAACAAGATATAAGAGATTACAAATTCTTAAAAGGAAAAGAATATATTTTAGGTGAAATAAAACAAAAGGGGATAAATAACAAATGAATATAACTGTAGAACACGTAATCAATTCAGGAATTTTCCACAAAAGAGAGGTATTTGTTTTACTAGATATTAATCATAGACCATTAGGTTATTTCAATGAAGATGGGCTAATTGACTTTTATCACTTAAAAGTAAAATATGTTGACTGTGTAGATAATGAACTTGTTATAAGATTAGATGAAGAATATTATGAAATTTAAACCCCTCCAATTAAGGAAGGGTTTTTCTTTTATGATATATTAAGGTTCTACGCTCTCCTATGTACTAACAGTATATCCAAATTTTCAACCCTTTAATATTTATATCTTTTAAATATCTTTTAAATATTTTTATTATATCTTATCTATTATATATCTATTTTATATCTAAATTATATTTTATTACTCAGTCTTGACCTTTTCTTTACTGGACACCCATCTTTTTAAACATATCATAAGAAGCTTGTCTAACTATTTGATTGTCAAACATGAGTAATCCCTTTTTAAACGCTCTTATCATTTTAGATAGGTAAACCTCATTTTTATAATTATTAACTAAAATTTTATTTTCATCCATATCTTCTTTAGTTAACACAAACGATTTTCTAGAATAGGGGTCGTAATCCTGACTCAAGAACATATAATCACTTTTCGTATCAACCCACATACCCATAGTAAAACCTTTATATGTAATGTTACAAAAATGAATACTTGTTTTAGCTCTTTTCATGATAAATGTCTGAACGTCATGTGTGAATTCATTATCAAGTGACATTCTACCATATTCTAACTCGCTAATCATAGCACCGAATCGAGTCTTAATACGTTCTTCTTTAAAATCAGCACCATCAGGTATTTCAAGAACTGTGTGTTTATAAGGATAGAACCTCTTAAATTTTCCATCTTCATTAGGTTCAGGTAAAATGTTAAAATATAAGAACCACGGATTAACTACAGACACCGAGTTACTCAAACACACACATCTAAAGTTGTCACGATTACGAATTACAGTATCTATAATATTAAGGAGACTTTCTACACAGTTAGGAGGATACCCAACATTATCTTTCTCACGAATAAATTCATCAAATAATATCGTCTCAACATTTGGGAATGAATTACCTTTAAAACTTTGCCATGCACTTAAAGGAACAGCAAACCCAGCAACTTGTCCATCAATATAAAATTCTTTCCCTTTAACCTCAAATTTATGGTCGGGAAATTCTTGACTAACATCATTAAATAATTGAGCAATCTTTTTTAATTCTGTTTTATACATTCTCAAGTAAATAAATTGTGCACCAGTTTTCAAGAATCTATTAATAATGTATTTTTTCATGGCATAAGTCTTACCTATACCACGACTCGCAATAACGAAGCTAATGATTCTGTTATAACTCAACATTTGTTGTGGATTATAATATAAATCTTTTAACTTATCTTTTTCTAATTTATTTTTTATCTTTTCTTTTTTTCCTTCTTTTTTAATCTTTTGTTGTTCTTCAAATTCAAACAAAGTTAAGTTTTTCATAACAGAATCACAACTCCTTTTCATTTTAAAATTTTTTTCTAAATTCAAATTTCAAACTTTTTATTTTTATGTGTAAATATGTTAAGGTGTTTCACTTACCTACAAAAACCTATTTTTATCATAAGGTTTTATATTAAAATTATTTTTCATTTTAGATAGGGGTCAAATTTTTCACAACCAATTTCCCCATTGTTTCACATGAAACATTTATTTTTCTTTTATCTTTTGCTTTTTAATCTCTTCTAACTTACATAAATCCATTATCTAAACGAACCCCACTTACTCACTCGTTCTCCGTTACTCGTTTCACCACTAGCAATGTAAGTTCCGTCTACACCTTTTAACCAAACATGTCCATAAGCTTCATATCCATATGAACTATATGTATAATCTTCACCATTCGACAATGTTCGAATATGCTCACTATTAACACTAGGTTCTTTACGAACTTTAATCGCTATATCAGAAGTGAACACACCATCTTGTTTAGTGAACCAACTAGAATCATAAGTGTTTTGACCTTGACTTTGACTTTGCTCTTGTTTTTCTCCTGTAAAATAACTCAAGTCTTTTGTTCCGATGAGAGAGTTTAAATCACACTTTCCAATACCTTCAACATGACCAGTTTCTGTGTATTGCCATATATCACATGGATATTTAGGTTTATATCCACCGTAACGAGGAATCCAAACAAAGTCACTATCTACACTACCCATTCCAAAAGATTCATACATGTGATGACCTACATACAAACCAACTTTCTTTGCTCCTAATCTACGTAACTCATTAATGAAAGCTTGTGTTCCGCCTTTCATGTCATTCATTGTTTTAACTTCAACATCAGCAACCCAAACGGTAGATGATTTATCTCCACGCTCGTAAAAATCTCTCGCTTCCTTTTTAGCATCTTCAACGGAAACAAACCTACAAAAAGCATAACTTCCAAAAGGAATATTTCTTTTTTTCATTTCATTTACATACCCATTGTATAACGGGTCACGATAATTACTACCATCTTGAACCCTAGCAATAATAAAATCAATATTAGGTTTTGCAACATCCCAATTAATATTACCATTCCATTTAGATATATCAATAATATTACTCATTTTCTATCCTCCATCTTTTCAATAACTACCGTTAAATCTGTTATCGCTTCCTTAACCCCATCCAGTGTGCTTGTAACTTTTGTCATCATGAACACTGCTACGAATATAGGAAAACCAACTTGACTAATAAATGGCACTAATTGCTCCACCGAATTCACCTTCATTCTTTTATTTTTCTTTTTATTTAAACTTTCCGCCAAACTTAGGTCTTACTCTATCAAAGTTCAATAACCAATCTTCATATTGTTTTAATTTATTTTTTTCTTCCTCTTGTCCCGTGTTATCCCCACCACAACTATTTATAACGCCATCCCCAGTTGTGTAATACTTAATCATAAAAGCATATAAGAAGTTTCCACCATTTACATAACGCATTGTTTCGCCCAAAGCTATAGAAATTTCATTCACATAAGGAATCATTCTACCACTAGTATTACCCAAACTAGGGGCAACAACTGTTCTAGAATATTCTTTTGCTAGAGCAATAGTATTAATTTTACCTCTAGCCCCAACATATTTCGCATATCCAATACCGTAGTTATATTGCTGGAAAACTGTCCATATATCACAACCATATTGAGCGCTAGTAACCATTGACTCTTTAAAGTGTTTTACACCTTGCTTTATACTTGCTATTGGGTCTTTAATTGTGTTCATTGGTAATCCTGCTGATTCACTACTTTGCATTGGGTCTCCACCTGCACCACCTGATTCAACCATCATTAAAGCAAGTAAAGGTATTGTTGCTTCGGGTATACCCTGCGCTGTACATTCCGCTCTCATAGCATTCTCATAACTTCTTACTTTAGCATTAACCTTTTCATTCAATTGAATAGAACCATTACCAACAGGAACATTAGGCTCACAAGTTCCATTATCTATCCCAGTTTGATCATTCGTGTTAACCCATGTATAACCAAAGTCAACAACAATTTCCGTGTCATTTACAAAGAATGCTTCCCAGTTATGTATCGCATTTGATTTATCAAAAACAGAACCATTCATAACTTCTATATGTAAGTGGTCACCTGTTGCAAATCCTGCTGTACCAGTTTGACCGCATTTCTCACCTTGTTTTCGCTTTGTTCCAACTGGATAAGCACCGTGATTGTTATCATGCCAAAACATATAAACCATTCTCTTCGTGCCACTTGGGGTATTGACTTCATTATCTGTTGCCCACATTGTACCTGCACTTCCTGCATTAACAACAGTCATATCAGCAGGGGCATAATACCAAGCTCTTCTTGTTCTAACTCCGCCTTTAGTTAAATGAATATAATCTATCGCTTTTGCTTTGCTATGCGAGAAATCACCTGATTCTCCCTGTGTAATATACATAACATCCATGGGGAACATGGAATTTTGTTTTCCATTTGCCCCCAC